CCGTCTTGCACCCACTTTTGATATATGTGCGCGTTCTTGTTCTCTGATAGCTTGAGAAGGCTCTCTGGTATGTAGTAGCGTCCCATAAATTGAAAGTGATTATCACGCGGGAATAACATTCCAATCGCCGTTAAATCATTACTACTGGATAAGTCCAGTCCGATAATTAAATCATCTTGTGGCATGGTATCGACTACGCCAGCGCATTTAAGCCATGAGTCGCGTTTTATCCACTGTTGTTCGCCTTGACACCAAATGTTAAACCGCTTGGTTAATGTCTCGGTTAAGGTGCTGTTGATAGCTTTAGAGCGCTTCACCTGAGCGCGTAATTCTTCTACATCAACACTTACCCCAAGGTTAGGGTTTGCTTTTATCCATGAGCTTTCTTGCTCGTACTCTTTCTCACTATCAAGCGTGTAAATGACACCAAAATAGCTGTCGTCCTCTGCGTCACCTTCAAGTAATTTTTGCACATATTCATTCTGCTGTTTACATGGGCTTATTGTGTCTGTGCCTGCTGTGGTGATAGCTATCAACATTGCATTAGGTCTTGCGCCCATGCCAAGAGACAAAGCAGAATATACGCTGTTATCAGGGTGCAAATGATACTCGTCAACGATTGCTAGGCTTGGGTTTGTGCCTTCAATGGTTTTTGCTTTGGCTGCGAGTGGTTTTAATGTGCTGTTGTTCTTAGGCTCAACAATGTGATGCTGAAATACTTTTACACGTTTTTTAAGTGTCGGATTAAGCACAATCATTTGCCTAGCGGCGTCAAATACAATCCTTGCTTGGTCACGTGATACCGCAGCGGTAAATATATCTTGCTGGCCTTGCTCACAGATTAAAAACCAGTTCACAATGATACTGACAAAGGTCGATTTACCCGACTTTCTAGGTACTTCAATATAAGCTGTGCGGTACTTTCTAAGGCCATTATCAACACGAATAAAGCCAAATAAGTTGGCAATTATGAATTGTTGCCACGGCGCAAGCTCAATCGGTTTGCCTCGCTTCTGTCCTGTTACGTGATAGCACAATCGAGAAAAGGCCAACACTTTATCAACTTGTTTTTCATCAAATGTATATAGCGGGTTTTTGAGGTCTGCAAAGTAACGAGCAATCGCACCTTGCACAATCTTACATGCGGATAACTTGCCCGATTGAATGTCTAGGGCGTAGTTATGATAAGAGCTTGTCGAGTTCATCGAGGTTATCCTCTTGCGGATTGAATTTACTTCTCGATATTGGATCGAAGCCTAGTAATTCTCCGAACTTAATCATGAGTTTCTGCGCTTCCATCATGGCTTTAAACGCTGGGTTTGCCCCTTTGTTATCGTTTGAAAAGGTCAATATCAATCCGTTTTTTTGCACGTCATCTAAGGCCGTTCTAAACGAAGCGTAGTTAACACAAAAACATTCTAGGTTGTGCCAGTCTTGCTCTGTTATGTCAGGGCGTGTGCGAAGGCTAGGGGCGTACTTCTGCCATTGTGTTTTACCATATTTATCTAAGTGTTTTGGCTGTCTCATTTCTACCCCTCACTTTCAAACTGGTTTGCATAAAAATTGTGTTACCGCGCGGTCTAGAGTATTGAGGCATTTGTCCTGAATATACCCCGCACCCCATACCGTCAAGCTATCTAGTGAATGAACAATCATGCTCTTGCACCATAACCACGCTTGTCTATAACGCGTGTCTTGTATGAGTGGCAATCACGACATAAAGCTTGGTGGTTGGCCTTATCCCAAAACAACTTATCATGCTGCCCATTCTCTATGGGTTTGATGTGGTCTACTACTGTTGCCTTGGTTAGCTTACCCTCTGCTCTACAACTCCAGCAAAACGGCTCATACTTTAAGAAGGCAGCACGATAGCATTGCCATTGGTAGTCATATCCTCTCTGGCCTGCTGTGGCTCTCTGCTCGTTCTTATTAGCCTGAGTATGAATAGAACAATAGTCTTGACCAGCTACCTTAGTAGGGCAGCCAGTAGCTTTACATCTCGTCGTTTGCATTGTCTTGAGCCTGTGCTTGCTGTGACCATGATTGACTGTATTCGTCACCGCCTTCTCTGGGTGGCATGTTCTCGGCCTTTCTACATTCATTGGGGTTCATGATGCCGTTGCGTATAGCATTGTCGTAAACTTCAAAGCGCTCTGCTGCTGTGGCTCTGAGTAAGTCCTTTGTTTGAAACTCTAAAGTAAGCTGTCTGTTATCGACTAAGCGACTTGCAAAGGCTTGTTGTAGATTAGTTAACCAAGGTCTGAGTGATTGCGTTAAAAAGGCTCTGCTGGCTTCACTGAAATTCGAGTAAGTGCTATTAGAGTAATCTTGTAAAAAGATAGGGCTGCCTTTCTTGTTTGTGACCTGATAAATCAAGCGACCGTTATCAAGCTGTTCAACAATGATGCTGTCAGGGTGGATAAGGTGAAGTGCTACTGGTGTGCCTTGGTCAAACTCAATTCTTGCATAACCATTACCGCGTAATAAGACTGCTCTTAATAGGGCAAGCCTAAAATCGTAAGGCGTCTGATACTCGTTAGGCTGTAAATTGAGCAATACCTCTGCGTAATGATCTGCGACTCTTTGACGATTATCTTGTGACTTTGTGTAAACGTGTAAGGGCAGGGAGGCAACTTCTTCGGCAATGGTAGCGACCGCACAATAAACGGCGGGCAATGTCTGAGCAATTTCACTATTAACATGCTTGCCGCTTGTAGTCGGCGCACCGATACCGATACTTTTTAGTATCTCGTATGTGTCTGTCACAGGCTGTGAGCGTTTGAATAGTTTAAACATGTTAAACCCCTAATAGTCTTATTCGGGCTTGCGGTACGCTGATTGGATCATCAATAAAGCCTTGAATGTCATGCTCTGCTAACGAGCGCTGCGCCACTTCGACATTGGTCGCTGCGTAGGCTGGTAAGCTTGTTATGGTCACTTCACTTAATATCGCATCGTTAACCGTTCTTAGGGCTGGGTCTTGTTCAAAGTCCCATTTAGCGCCATTAGGGTTCACCATAAAACCGAAGCTCATGCCGTTAATGTCACCGCGTTCAATGCTCTCAATAAGCTCTGATGATGTGCGTGTGTTGGGTGGGTCAATCTCGACAATAATGCCTTGGCTATCTTCACCAATTTTTAATGTATTAGAGGTAGTGCGACCTAATATCATTTTATAGTCATGTTCGACTAATGCGCGTATATCACCATTTAAAGACTTGCCAAAAGCCTTAGGTGCAATGACTTCAACGAAGCCGCCTAAGTCCTCGGATGGTGAGTTGTAAACAACAGGCCGACCGACTATTTTTTTGCCGTCTAAGCTGATGCCGCTTGCTGCTCTTATTTCAATGTTTTTCATAAGACCTCAAAAAAGGGGCGTAAAGCCCCTCTATTATTTAAGCGGCTGCTTTTAGGAATTTAACCGCGTTGCTATCAACTAGACCGCCGCCGACATATCGAGTCGTAAACATTTTTACGAAGCCCGGCTGGGTCACATTGTCGCGTAACATTCTCACGCCGCTTGTGTGGTCAACAATGGTATAAGCTCGGCTCAAGTCACCGTACACAATCGTATCGTCTGCCAGTTCTTCGGCTGTCTCAATGGCTTTGCCTAGCAAGGTGTTTGCTTGACCTTCTGCAATACCCGCTCTCCATAGATAATTGCCGTCATTGTCTTTAAGCTTGCGGATTTTCTCTTGCATAGCATCGTTCATATAAAACTTCGCATTGCCTCGATAACCGCGCTTTAAGGTGTGAACAAAAGTAATCAAGTCGTCACCGTCAATCACGCCGCTTGCTGCTGATTCAACCTCTTGGATTGTTCCGAAGGCTCTCACGTCATCTGCTGTGGCTGCTGTTGAGTATGTCATTAAGCCTGTGGGCTTTTTCACGCCGTCACCATTCCAAAAGGCTGCTTCTTCTTTCTCGCCTGATTCCAGTGCGACTTCTGAGGTTATCCACGCTTCGACATTAAAATCAGACCAGTCGATTAATTCCATGGTTGTTTTTGGATAGGCGTATAAGGAGTTAACACCGATTTCAACCTTCTCTAGTTGGCTGGTAGCTGTCTCGCCTCTAGTGTCTGACTCTGCCGCCCATTCTGAGCTTGTGCCGCCAACATTAACGAGCTTTTCATACTTCTCGGTTGATATGGTTGTGACCAT